CGTCTGGGCCGTGGAGCAGCTGCGCGAACGCAAGATGCACGCCCGTGCCATCCTGGATGAGTTCAACGCGCGCCTCGCCGATCGCGGCATTGCGCCGATCAGCAAGTCGGCCTGGGGCCGCTATGCCGTCCGCAAGGCTATCCAGTTCCGCAGGCTGGACGAGGTCCGCCGCATCTCCGATGAGCTGGTCGAAAGCCTCGGCGCGGACGGCCCCGATCAGGTCACCGTCGCAGTCGCCGAGATGGTCAAGCTCGCCGCCTTCCGCCTCCTAGAGGGTGGCGATGCCGGGGCGAAGGACGTCAACGAACTGGCGCGAGCGCTCAATTCGGCCGTCAACGCACAGAAGACCTCGGCCGAGCATCGCCGCCGCATCGAACAGCAGCTCCAGGACAAGCTGAAAAGCGTTGCCGACAGGGCCGAGACACTGGGCCGCGAGGCAGGCCTCAGCGCAGACCGGATTTCCCAGATGCGCCGCGACGTGCTCGGCCTGCGCGTATGAGCGAGCCGTGGTGGCACCGAAGAAGCAGTCTTTGCCGTGAAGGAGCAAGGCCATGAGTGAACCCATCAACGCCGATGACCAGCTGCGCCTGTTCATCGAGCGCATCGAGCGCTTGGAAGAGGAAAAGAAGGGTATCGCGGACGATATCCGCGAGACCTACAACGAAGCCAAGGCGCAGGGTTATGACGCCAAGATCATGCGTCAGATTGTGCAGCTCCGCAGGATGGAGCCGCACGACCGTGAGGAAATGGCCGCTATCCTCGACACCTACAAGGCGGCTTTGGGGCTGGGATGAACCAACCCCAGCTTCCCAGGGGCGAACAGCAGGTTGTTTCGCCGGTCCTGGCGCGCCATCCTGAGCAGCTCCCGCGCGAACTGCCGCGCGGAGCAGAGCTGCCCGCCGATCACGATCCGCTGGCCGATGGCATCCTGATGCAGCACCAGAAGGAGTGGCTGGAAGACCGCTCCGACCTGAAGCTCGGGGAAAAGGGACGGCGCACCGGTATCACTTATGCCGAGGCGCTCGACGATACGCTGATTGCGGCCTCGGCGCGTTCGGCCGGCGGCGACAATGTCTTCTACATCGGCGACACCAAGGACAAGGGCCGCGAGTTCATCGGCTATGTCGCGCACTTCGCGCGTGTCGTCGCCAAGGAACTGGTCGATGTCGAGGAGTTCCTGTTCGAGGATCAGCGCGACGATGGCAGCTCGCAATTCATCGCCGCCTATCGCGTCAAGTTCGCCAGCGGCTTTCGGGTCGAAGCTCTCTCGTCGCGTCCTGAGAATATTCGCGGCCTCCAGGGCGTCGTTGTCATCGACGAAGCCGCGTTCCACAAGGACGTGCGCGCTGTGCTCGATGCCGTCAACGCGCTGCTGATCTGGGGCGGCAAGATCCGCATCATCTCCACGCACAATGGCGTGCTCAACCCGTTCAACGAGCTGATCGGCGAGGCCAAGGCCGGGAAAATCCCGTATTCGCTGCACTATATCCCGTTCAAGAAGGCGGTCGACAATGGGCTTTACCGTCGCGTGTGCCTGCTGCGCGGATGGAGCTACACGCCCGAAGCTGAAGCCGCATGGGAAGCCCGTATTCGCGGCAGCTATGGCGTGCGCGAGGCGCAGATGCGGCAAGAGCTGGACGCGATCCCGGCCGATGCCGAAGGTGCGGCGCTGCCGCGCGTCGTCATCGAGCGCGCGACCAGTCCCGACGTGCCTGTCATCCGCTGGCTGTTGCCCGACAGCTTCAAGGAGGCCGATCCCAAGATACGCGCCGGGCTGACGCAGGAATTTTTGACGACCAGGCTCGCACCGGTCCTTGCCCGGCTCGATCCTAAGCTGCGCCATGATTTCGGCATGGACTTCGCGCGCTCCGGCGACGCCTCGGCGATGATCGCCAATGCCTATGGCCAGGACCTGGTACGGCATGGCGCATTCGTCCTTGAGCTGCGCAACGTCCCTTACGAGACGCAGCGCGATATCGTCTTCTATGTCGGCGATAAGCTGCCGCGCTTTGGCCATGGCGCGTTCGATGCCACCGGCAACGGTGCCTATCTGGCCGAAGTCTCACGCCAGAAATGGGGCGAGCGCATCAGCGAGGTCAAGCTCAGTGCCGAATGGTACCGCCAAAACTCGCCGCCCTATGTCGAGGCCGTGGCCGACTGTTCGGTCATCCTGGCGGCCGATGCCGATATCGTGCGCGACCATCAGGCGCTTCAATTCACCAACGGCGTGATCCGCGTGCCGGAAGACATGCGCTACAAGGGTGCCGATGGGCTGGAGCGCCATGGCGACTCTGCGATCGCAGGGATACTCGCCTGGTTCGCCTCGCGGCAGACCGCTGCCGAATATGGCTATGAGGCGGTCTCTGCCGCCAATCCGGATCGCGATCTGGACGATGACGAGACGGGCAACGGCCGCTGGTGGCGACAGCCTTTGGGCGCTCGCCTGCGTGCCGGTGGTGGCATCTGGTGACCCGGCCCGTTTTAAGCCCCGCCAGCGCCTTCCGACCCGGCGACCGTACTCAGCCGGGGAAAGCGCCGTCGCCTGCCTTCTTAACCCCTCTCAAATCGCCCACAGGGCCGAATGGACCCCACCATGCCCCAGCTGCTTGACCAATATGGCAAACCCATCGATCGAACCGCGCTGAAGCACGAGGTAGCAGGGCCGACCCTGGCCGGTGTCCGCTCGCCGATCGCGGGCTATCCTGCAGATGGCCTGACGCCGGTGCGCCTGGCCAATATCCTGCGCGAAGCTGACCAGGGAAATCCGCTGCGCTACTTTGAGCTCGCCGAGCTGATCGAGGAACGCGACCCCCACTATCTCGGCGTGCTGAGCACACGCAAGCGGTCGGTGGCGCAAATCGAGATCACGGTCGAGGCGGCTTCGGACTCTGCACGAGATGTGGAGATTGCCGACATGGTGCGCGGCTGGCTCAAGCGCGACGAACTGCAGGAAGAGATGTTCGACATGCTCGATGCGGTCGGCAAAGGCGTGTCGTTCACCGAAATCATGTGGGACAGCAGCGAGGGTCAATGGGTTCCCGAGCGGCTGGAATGGCGCGATCCGCGCTGGTTCGAATTCGATCGTGTCGACGGCCGTACGCCGATGCTGCTTGGCGGCAAGGACGGCAACAGCCCCAGCGCGCCGCTCGACCCCTTCAAGTTCGTCTACCTCAACATCAAGGCCAAGTCCGGCCTGCCGGTGCGATCGGGCCTTGCTCGAATCGCGGCCTGGGCATGGATGTTCAAGGCCTTCACGCAACGCGACTGGGCGATTTTCAGCCAGACCTATGGCCAGCCCATCCGCGTCGGCAAATATCATTCCGGCGCATCCAAGGAGGACCGCGCCACCCTGTTCCGCGCAGTCGCCAATATCGCTGGCGACTGCGCGGCGATCATCCCTGAAGGCATGCTGATCGAGTTCATCGAATCGGCGAATGTCGGCGCAGGGTCGGACCTGTACGAGCGCCGCGCAGACTGGCTTGATCGGCAGATATCAAAGGCGGTCCTGGGTCAGACTACCACCACAGATGCGATCAGCGGCGGCCACGCGGTCAGCAAGGAGCACCGCGAGGTACAACAGGATATCGAGCGCGCCGACGCCCGCTCGCTCGCTGCCGGGATAAATCGCTGTGTCATCCGGCCGGGCGTCGATCTCAACTATGGTCCGCAAAAGGCCTATCCGCGCGCCGTCATCGCCCGGCGGGAGGCCGAGGACCTGACCGCCATGGCCGAACAGCTGGCCAAGCTCGTGCCCCTCGGCCTGCGCGTCCAGGCCAGCGAGGTGCGTGACAAGCTCGGCCTTTCCGACCCCGATCCCGGCGCAGAGCTGCTAGGACCACAGGCTATTGCCGTGCCGCCCGGTACCGCGCCCGCCTCGACCATGACGCCCCCAGTTTCAACGGCGCTGCAGCAGCAGCAGCCGGACGCAGTCCCTGATCCTGCAGACGCGATCGGCGACCAGCTCACCGCGCAGGCCGCGCCGGCCATGGCCGAGCTGCTCGAGCAGATCGAGGCGATGATGGAAACGGCAAGCGATCTGGCCGAGCTGCGCGAGATGCTTCGATCGGCCTTGCCGCAGCTCGATCGCAAGGCCTTGGGCGAAACGCTGGCGCTGGCCTTTGTCGCGGCCCAGGCCGCAGGTCGGTTCGATGCGGAAAGCGAAAGTGTGACCGGTGCCTGAGAACCACGAGAGCAGCCTCTCAGGCGCGCTCAAGCGGCCATTCCCTCAGCAGGTCGCATTCTTTCGCAGCAAGCTCGGCAGGCTCGTGCCTACGCGGCGATGGGATGACATCAAAGAGGCCGAGCATGACCGCGCGTTCATGGTCGCCGGCGCGGTGCAGGCGGATCTCCTCACGGATCTTGCCGCTGCCGTCGATCCAAGCATTACCGAGGGGCAGAGCCTGGACGCCTTCCGCAAGGATTTCCGTGCGATCGTCCAGAAAAACGGCTGGCACGGGTGGACCGGCGAAGGGACCCGAGCAGGCGAGGCTTGGCGCACCCGCACCATTTACCGCACCAATGCCAGTACCAGCTACGCGGCCGGACGCTTCGCCCAGCTAGTCGAGGGCGATTTTCCCTTCTGGGTCTATCTGCACGGTGGCAGCAAGGAACCGCGGATCAATCATCTGAGCTTCAACGGCCTGGTGTTGCCACCGGATCATCCCTTCTGGCAGCGCTTCTATCCGCCTTCCGACTGGGGCTGCAGCTGCTATGTCGTCGGCGCGCGCAGCCTGCGCGCCGCGCGTCGCCTTGGCGGAGACCCGGACAAGCAACTGCCGCAAGGCTGGGACAAGCCAGATCCGAAGACGGGCAGGTTGCCAGGGCTGGGCAAGGGGTGGGGCTATGCGCCAGGTGCATCGGTCGCATCGACCGTCAACGCCCTAGCCGAAAAGGCGGTGCGCTGGGATCACCGGATCGCCAAGGGCTTCATGGAGACCGTGCCGGAAGCGCAGCGCGATGCCCTGGCGCGCGCCTATCGCAATCTGCCCTCGGTCGCTGACGAAGCCAGGCGCGCCGCGCAGCGGATCTTCGCTCCATCGCCGGGCCCGGTCGAAATGCCTCCGGTCAGGACGCTTGGCCTTGCTACGTCAGATCAGGTCGCCGCGATCAACGCCTTGCAGGACGTCGCCGACATTTCGCTGTTCGACTATGTGATGGAGCCGCCACGCATCGTCCATATCTTCAATCGCCACGGTCCGCCTTCGAAAGAAAGCCTCAAGCTGTCTGCGGACGATTTTGCACTGCTGCCCCAACTGCTCAACGCACCCGATACGATCGAATATGGCAAGGAGCAGATCGATCCTGACGCGCCGGTCATCACCATGCGCAAACGCATCGATGGGCTGGAATACGAGGCG